GGGTGAGGTCACACATCTTTCGAAGGTGCCTGTCAATAAAACCCCCTTGTTATCGGAGAAGAGCCTCCGCTACCATTTATTTTGACCATAATACCTGACCAGTGAACTTCCATCACCTCATTATTGATTTAGATCAAGCTATAACCAGTGTGGTGTGTAGGCACCACATGTTGTTATGGCACAACATGCCTCAGTAAATCCACAGTCACTGATCTGACTCAATAACCAGCTTGAGTAGCTGCCACCGGGCAATGCCAGGTGGGCGCCTTGGGTAAGATTAACAATCATGTTTCAAGGCAAAAGCCAAGTCCATAATTGCAAGCCCTAGCCGCCAAAGTTTCTCGATGACTTTGAACGATCATTTTGAGATGACTTTCTCCCCAACTTCCGAGTAGTTAGGAACCCCAGCCAGTTTAACGACGTAGTTGAGGTCGATCCACCCTCCCACTCATTTCATCGTGGTTAGTGACTTCATTTGTTCACTCGGTTGTGTCCGAGGCAGTGTCCACCCAGAAGCAGGCTCCGAATCCGGAATCGGTATCCCTAGAAGACGCCACCTGGTATTCCTCCAGTGTCTTCACCGACAGGACTGGCTAAGTCCGACCCTACCCATATTTTTCACCCACTTGTGGTAGTGGGATCTGGATTTTCTAAAAGAAAGAAAGCATAAAAGCAAACAAACACTCTGTTTTTGTATTTTTAGGTGTTATTTGTAGTTACTAACAACAAGTGATACGACGGAGGTGACGAGTCTCCCGAGCTTACATCCGGACAGTGTCTCAGTGTTTTACGCCAAGATTATCCAAGATTGCCTGTTTCCCAGGATCCATCGAGTTGTTTTCACTACTTTCACTACCTGACACCTATCTTCTCCCCTTTTTCTTACCAAAGAGTCCACCACCAAACAAACTACGATTGGAGGCAGTGCTCTGGGCAACGGAATGAGTCTCATCGTCATCTGAAAATTCACCACTCATTGCAGAGTTGAGAGCCTTATTAGCCAGTTCCATCTGCCTTTGGGAAAGTACCATAGGCGGTTTATCCTGTCGCCAGGATGGTGGAAGCTGGCTAATGTAAGCTGGCTGAGCCGAAACAGGAACAGTAGTTACCTGAACCGCCTCAGTAGCTACCGAAGTTACGACAGTATCTGCCTGAACTTCCGGAGTTTCATCCTGTTGGGGTATGATCACCATACTTGTCTCCCTAGGGAATATCTCCGCCCGAGTGTGAGTTCTACCAAGATGGTGTCCCTCTCTCCACTCAGGGGGCTCTCGAGCTATCGCATCATCGCGATCTGGGTCATTTTTCATCGGACCAGAGTCAAGTTGCCAATCCATAATCTTCTTCCGTAGTTTTTCATCACTTGAACTAGAAGGGGGAAGTTGACTAGGATTGGGAATTGGGGGAGGCCTATCAGCGTTGAAACCAATAGGTGGACTATTATTAACCTTATTTACACTTGGTACTACGTCTAGTTTCACATCAGGTATTTGCAGAGGGGGTAAGTCACACAGGTTCCAATTGTGGTGATCGAGGTCACCCAATTTAGCTCTTATACCTGCCCCCCTCGCTCCATCAGCCCTTTCATCAGCGCAGTCGTTGATAGAGCCAAACTCCATTGTCTTGTCAGTGTAACCTCCGTATGAAACCACGTAATTGTACTTTTCAGTTTTCATAACTGGAGGACCAACGAGGAAGAATTCTCCTCCACCGTTGCCTGACTTGACCTTAAATGTTATCACTGAGTCGCGCTCGATTACTTGCCCCCTCTGAAAGTTACAACCATTCAATACAAGATCTTTGTGGCCGAACTTCCAACTGGACGTGACAAGTAACTCCGAACAAACTACGTTCCTGTAGTTGCCAACATTCCAGTTGGCTTGTTCATCATCGTTATAGGCAATGAAACCTAACCACTTCTTGTCTTCGTCCCCCCCTATGGCCATCACAGCCTGATAACCCTCACACACGATATCAACATACCAATCACCTTCATCAAGTGGGAAGATGAACATTGGTGTAGCCTGAACATTGTTCTGACTATACCAACACGAAGCAATGCTTGTTGTGGACTGGTAGTCGTCTTCCAGGAACCGCAAATTCTGGTCTTCTAACCTCTTGAGTGCAATGGATTCATCATTCTCTCGAGTTTGAATTGTAGCTCTTGGTACACCAGCGTAACAGATAAATCTTTCTTGTTTTACTGGTGTGGGTTCTGGAGGTGGTGTGGGTGGAGTTGGGTCAAGAGTAGGGCTTGGCTGAGGAGCTGCGTCTACCTAGCATGGTCCTTGGAAATTCACATTGAAGGAGATAACGAATTGGCCCGCGATGTCCGTCGACTTACCGTTTCCCTTGTAGACAAGCCAGAATTGATCCTCCGAAGTGGGGTGCCAGAGGAGTCCACGAAGGACCCTTGCCTGGAACCCTCGGGAGAACCCTTTTGACACAGGGAAGGATATAATCCTAGACTTGAGATCGGTTTGTTTCCGGGAAGTATCAATCTCGATAGCGAATGCCCCACTTGTGGTGCTGGACGCGTACGAGACATACTTGACAGTAAGGTTCGTGATTTTATACTCGTGGAAGGACTTGAGTATGCCATTTGAAAAATTTGTGTACTGTGAAAGGTTGGGTCCGAATTTAAGGATCCCGCTGGAGGCTGAATTGAGGTCGTCCACTGTAAAAGAGAACCTGTTGCTGTGGTCTCCAGGTCCGGAGCCAGCAACTCGGTTTCCTCCTGAAGCACTTCGACCGGTTCTTCCCCGTCCTCCAGATTGTACGTTGACCACAACTGATTTTGCATTTGCGCCCGAGTTCCCTCCTTTCCCATTTTTCTTTCCTTTCTTTCCTTTTCCCTTTCCTTTCTTTGTAGGCATCACCCAATCCTGCGCGGTGAATTGTTATCGTCCGATATGTTTTGGACCTTCTTCGTAAAATGAAACCAAGTGAAAATAAAACTAATAATTGACACAGGAACAGAAACTAAAAACCCAACAAGAAAACCAGACAAAAACTTAAAATCTATCTTTTCAAATTGGGGGGGGCTTGAACTGAGGTATGTTCAAAAGAATACTTTGCAGAAGAGGCGTCACTATCTTCACCCCACGGAGCTCGATACTGACCTGCAGATCGTTGAAGTATCGTTCAACAAGGACCTGAGTCTGCGGGTCAACTCCGAAAGCGTGCCAGTAACTCAGCCTATTTTCCATTGTTACTGGCTCCTCAACACGAGTACGTCTACCCTGGAGGCGCTCATCTGTTCCATAAGATATGACCTTCTGAATGTATTCCTCGGAAACTTTCTTGTATCCCGAAGCCCGGTACAAGGCATTGTGATACGCATCCAATATTGGGACACCAGAATTAAGGATCATGCCACATTGACCAGTGGCAGATATGAATGATCGTACATCCTCCTTATTCCTCATGCTCAACATTGAATGTGCATCCTTTGAAATTGAGTCTGGCCTTCGTACCATTCTGTAAGAACCGCCAATATTGACTGGATGGGATTGACAAAACTCGAGTGATTCCAAGATATAAACAGGGGCTTCCACTTTCATGTTGAACCCATATTCATTAAACCATTCACTCATCCGTGAGAACTTCCACTCATCCTCTTGCTCACAAATGATAACACAGTCATCACCATTGTTGCAGAGTTCGGCTTTAACTTCCAACTCACGAAAATAATTGTGCATCATGGCACACATTATTAGTTTGTTACCCATTGCGGTATTGATATCCCCCGACATTCTATGCCCAACAACCTTGAACCGTAGCATTTTATCCTCAACAAAAAGAGAAACTTTGTTTGTTGTTTGCCATTTAAGCAACTCCTTCAATTGAGGATCACCGAACACTCCATTATAAATGGAATGCTCGAATTTCAAAGCCGCCTTTGAAACATGCTGATCAAACCTACTGGCGTCCACGCCAATTGCCACCGGTCGTTGGAACATTCCCCATTTTCTTGCGATTATTTGCCCCACCTTGAAGTTATCATAACCTGAGAGTACGGTAGGTGACCCAAAGACATTGTCAATGGCATGCATGAATTTCTTCTCTGCAAATTTAAGTCTCCTACCTAACTCAACGTTGTATCTTTTACTCCTAGGGCAAATCAATCGAGGGGCGATATCCTTGCATAACCAATGCTTCTCCATCTTGAGAAATGCAGTCACAAAAGAATCTTTTACCTGGACGGGTGACCGTCTTAAGGACAACACAGCATGTATATACTGAGTGCGCTTTTGTGCCTGATATGTCATTGCCAAAGCCATTGGGCTATGCACCTTACAGAACCCTACTTCTTTTATTATGGAGTCACGGAAATAAGCGAGCTTATTAAAAATGCCATGACTAGGTACCAATGGAAGCACAACATCAGTACCCTTCCCAACAGTAAAAACTCTCCTTTCCACAGCAACAAGGGCATTGTGCAGAGAAGGGTTGGGAACCCGGAAGTCTAAACCTAAAGAAAATTGACTCAAGTAGCTAATTACACTACGACTCTTCCTAGGGACGGCCCCTGTACGCACCACAATGTCCGGTAACCCCAAAATGGAAAAAGGGGATTCAAAACCGGATGCGTGACAGAGCCCATCTAAAAAACCGCCGATTCCACGGTGTCCTTCATCGCCCGCAGATCCCTGGCTGCCGGACTATGGATCACCATGGTTGTTGCCAAGTCTTGCTTGGTCACGATTGGGACCATCACCATTGCTGCTCTCATCAGGTATTCTGTGGAATTTTGATCCAGTTTCATCAGATCACAGAATTGGGAAACATATCTGTTGATCGTCATCACTGAAACCTCATCTGAGCTTAATCGACAGTTGTGGTGGACAACATGTCGCCTGATGAACTTGCAGGCATCTCTCTGGACCACAGGATCGTCCAGTCTCAATCGCCGAACCCATTTCTTGATATTGATTGTTTTGGGCTCATCCTCATCTTTTCCTCCCTTAACTTCCTTGGTCTCTCCCGTCGCGACTTCCTCCATTATACACATGCTTTCAAAGTCGGGAACGTTTTCAACCTGGAAGACCTGCTTCTGCACCTTTGCAGCAAGCCGTGAGCTCTCCAAACGCCTAGATGCACATCTTTTGACGTAGTCCATACGTTTGGCGAGGGTGTTGAAGAAGCGCCCAAGGTATAGCTCACCTTTCTCTTGGGCGTATTTTTCCTTGATTTCATCCTCCACCTGACATACTTTCAGTTTAGCGTGGCAGAGAATGGAAGTTTGGCCCAGGACCTCAGCTTCATCAAAAGCATTTTGGACCACGACGTTGCATTGGTCCGAGGCAAACTTCGCCTTATCGACGATGGGATCAGGAAGCACCTCCCCGTCGATCAAAGTTGGGGGTCCGATAGGATCAGCATTAAGTGGTCGCATCGGCTGCGGCCACTCTGGAAGAGGTCCCTTGGCATTCTGCATTGACTCCAATTTTTGCTGAGCCAATGCCAACTGCAAGTGGGCATCATGATAATCAATCTGAGCCTCCCACTCGAACTCCTCCACATCGTCCATGAACCCATAAACCATGTCCACGAACGAATCATGCTGGATAAACTTACCCTGCAACTTTAACAACCAAGCCTTAAGTGACTTATATACAAACTTAAGGTTGGAGTATAGGTATGACACGAAATCTTTAACTACTTTTGCAGACGCATAAATCAAAGTGTCGAACAACATATTTAAAGATAAGGGTGACACCTGTCAAAGTAATCACCAGCGGAATTGACCTTGAGACTGAAGACGAAACAGCTGACAAGGGAGCAAAGCTACTTCTGGAAGAACCGCCGATCTTCAC